GCTCATGGGAGCGCTCTCCAGTTAGGCCGCATAATCCTGGCCAATGATGTTTCCGAAAATCTCGGCGCCGGCGCTGCCGGAGACGAGAGCGAGAAGATCGACCTTGCCAGCGCCCTGGCTGATGGACGGCTCGTCGCCGTTCACCCAAATGGTGCCAGCCGGCCAGGCCGTCGGCGTGATGTTGAAGTTTCCGGTGTTGGTCACCTTCAAGATGATCCGGCCGGTCTTGGCGTGGCGCGGCCAATTGACGATCGAGAGCGCCGTGACATGCGCCGCCAGGATCAGGTTCTGCATCGTGCCCTTGGCGTAGTCGATCACCACCGGAGCGCCGGTCGCCACGACCTGGGGCATGTCCTGCGCCGAGACCACCTCGATCGAGACATCCATCAGATCGTCCTCCTCCTGATCGCCTACCGCGATCCGCATATCCACGCCGTCGAGCGGGTCGACCTCCAGCGGCGGCGAGAGCGACGCGGCGATCGACAGGCAGAGATCGCGCTCCTCGCCCGCCGGGAGCGCCAGCGCCACCGAGCGGAGCGGCTCCGGCAGGATGTCGAGGCCGGTCGGGATGTCATCCTGCGACGGGTTGTAGACCACGACAGTGTCGTCGCTGACCTCGCATTGCCAAGTCAGGATCCGTGCGGCGAGCTTGACGCCGCTATCCTCCATCGTTTGGCGGTGGCAGTCCTCTTTCCAGACGCGCGCCAGGCTGCGCCAGAGAACCGACTGCTCGGCGGGATCGAACGCCAGGCGCTTCGCAATTTGGAATTCGAGCAGATCGAGGAAAATCTCATGCTCGGCGTCGGTAGCCGGATGCCCGACCACGATCTCGGTCTTGGTGACGCCGTCCTCCTCGTATTTGACCTCCTGGGTCTGCACCATCCCGAATTCAATGACGAGATTGATCAGGCGCCGGAACGGCGGCCCGCCGTTCTGCTCGGAGAGCGCATCGCCCTCGTCGTCGTCGGTCAAGATGATGATCGACGGCTCGGCGTCCTGGCTGAAGTTCTCCGGCGCCAGGTCGGAAATGCGGCTGTCATAAACCCGGTTGCGAGCGACGGTCGGACCTGACGCGGCATTCGCCCCTCGCAAGGCGTTGAGCGTTGCAAGGCGGAGCGCTGTACGGACAAGGGTCATCGTTTACGGCTCGTCAGCGGGATGACAGTGCGGCCGAAGCCATTCGGGTAGGGCGCGCTCGCGGTATAGACCGAGCCGTCGAGCAGCCGCGTGATGCGATCGCCCATCTGCACCTGCCAGAGCAGGATCGCGTCGTCAAAGTGAACTTCAGGGCGCGACACGCGCCAGGAGCTCGCGCTCTCGTCAGAAGCTGCACCGCGCGCCATCGGCGCGGAAGATTTCGTTGGTCCGTGCCACACGCCCTGGATTTCGACCAGGGTGGGGCGGGAGACGTCGGCAACATAGCGACCGTTGACATTGTCGGTGGGCTTGAACGCCTCGATCGTAAAGAGCTCGCCGAAGGCCTTCTCGACCGATCGCGACAACCGAGCCTGGCGTGCGGGACGGGGCGAGAGGACCATCGGCGAACTCCTTCATTTCAGATCAGCCCTTCTTCAAGGCCTGAATGATTTCCGCCTTGGTGGCGTTGTTCTCGAGCTCGACCTTGCGGGCGGCGGCGAGCTCGGTGAGCTCCGCCTTGTTCATCTGCTCGAGCTCGGCGTCGGACGGCAACGGATCGCGCTGCGTCGACCGCGCGGCATCGCCGGTGACGGTGTTGGCGCGCTGGTTGAGCGTCGGCGCCTGGCGACCATGACCGCCGTTGACCGAGGCCTGGAAGTTGAGGTCGGTGAGCGACTTCTCGTCGATCACGTTCAAGGTCTGCGTGTTGGCAGGGTCCTGCGGCCGATTGGCGCCGCCATACTCGCCGTGAACTTCGATCAGGCGCTTCGCCTCATCTTCCGGCAGATCGATCTCGGTGCCGGGAGCGACGTAGCGAGTGCCGTCATGGACGGTGACCGGTGCTTTGATCTTCATAGTTTTACTCTCCTGGTTGCGTTTGACGTGAAGGCCCTTCTAGAACCCCGCGGCGAGAGATCGCCGCGGGATGCTCAACTCATTAACGCACAGTGGCGCACATCGTCGCTTCCGGCCACCCGAGCAGCGGCAGCGGAGCCGACTGCGTCATCAGGAAGCGAGCCGCCGGATCCTCCTCGTCCCATTCCTTCGGATAGCGGGACGCGGCGCGAATTTCCTTGTCCAGGATCGCGCCATAGCAGCGGATGCCCTGCGCGCCACCGGGCGAGCCGAGGATCACGGTGTAGTCGGGCATGAACTTGCCAACGGTACCGTCCGCGTTCCAGTAGGTCGACGAATACTGGTAGAAATTGAACCCGCCGAGCGAACCGAGGTACTGCGCCTCATCAGGCACCGCCAGCTGACCGAGCAGGTCGATGCTGCGGTTCGGCTGATGGAAGATCTGCATGTTGGCGATGATGTAGCTGTCCGCCAGGAGCAGCGACGCGGCGAGCGGATCGAGGATGACCTCGGTCGGCGCCGAGCCGGAGGCGGCCGCAACCATTGCCGCCCAGGTGCGGAGGTTCTGGAAGGGCGACACGCCACTTTCACCCCATCGCGCGGTGGTCAACAGCGCGATCGTATGACCGGCCGGACGACCGAGGTTGATCGTCATCGGCGGATGATCCTCCGCGGTGACGGTCAGCGTGCCGGTGCGGAGCAGGGTCGACGCCATCCACTCCTCGCGGCGCGTGATCTGGTCGTCCTGGTCCTGCAACATCTGCGCGCGGATGCGATCCATGCGCTGCTGCGGCGACATATCGCCCTCCAGGCTTTCGCCCGGCATGGTCTTGATCGCGATATCCGGCGTCAGAACATGCTTCGGCTTCAGGTACGGCGGCTTGTAGGCAGTCAGCGCCTCACCTGCGCGCGGCATGGGCTTGCCCTTGACGAAGGGCGAGACGAACGGCGCCAGGCGCCGGTTGCCCAGCACCTTGTCGAACAGGACCTCTTCGGTCACGAAGGTCCGCTCGGTCGTGAAGAACTTTTCGAGCAGGAAGCGCTTTGGGCGCTTGATATTGCTCAAGATGCCCAGGAGCGTCTGGGTAGCGTAACGGGTCGTCGGCATTGAGGTAGTCCTTTCCAAACAAAAAGGACGGCCTGCCAGGGCCGTCCCGTTGCGGGTTTATGATGATGATTGCGGAGCCGGATTACACCGAGACTTCGCGACCGACCGACTTGAGCCGGATCGGGACCTGGTTGGCGATGAGCGCGGTCTCCACGGTCGCCGCGGTGTGGCCGGTGCCATAGACCAGCTTCTCGCTGACGAACGAGCCCTGGTCATAGATCGCCGCGACGATGTCGGCAGCCGGGTTGGGGATGTCGTAGGCCAGGATGCCGCGCGGAATGGCGGAACCATCGCCGGCGGCCGACAGCGAAGTCGTCCACTTGCCGGAAGCGGTGATGCGCCCCATCACCGTGCCCCGCTTCAGATCAGCCGCGGGATTGAGGATCGTCACCGAGCGGTGCGTGTACGGCACGTCGTCGGCGAACATAGAAACATTGTCGAATTCAGCCATTGTGGCTCGCTCCGTTAAAAAGTTGAACAGGATGGCAGCGGTGGCGATCGGGCGCGCGAGCGCCCGCTCGAATTAGCTGGCGGCTCGCAAGCCGGCCGGCAAGCGCGACGCGATCTCCTTGCCCAACTCGAACTCAGACTTCGGCTTGTCGTTCGGCTGGTCCTTGGCGTTCGCGCCCTCGATCACGAGGCCGCCAGGATTATCCTGCGAGCGCTCGCCGGTCGGCTTCGGCTGATCCTTCGGCTCCGGAGCAGCCACCGCCAGGCCGGCGATCGCACCGCCGATCGCCGCCGCGTCGAGCTCGGTGGTGAACAGCAGATGGTTTGCGGAAGCCTCGCGGCCTTTGTAGGCCTCGGAGCTCTGCACGGTCTTGATGCGCTCCAGCTGGGCCGTCATGCCCTGCTTTACGCCAGCGGCGGTGCCTTCGGCGACGCCAGCCTTGTGGCCATCGGCCTTCGCGCTCGCGATGGCCTGATCGAGTTCGGTCTGCGTGTAGGTACGATCGTTCATGGTGATCCTCTTCGGAGGTTTGAGTTGACGGCTGTGCAATTCCGAGAGCGCGCCCTCGAAAGTGCCGACCTCGTCGACGAGACCCTGGGCGATGCCCTCGGCCCCGATGAAAACGCCGGCTTCCATAGCCAGCAACTTCTCCTGCGACACGCCGCGATGCTTCGTGACGGTATCGAGGAAATTCTGATTGACCCGGTTGATGTAAGAGCGGAGCTCGCCCTTGACCTCATCCGAGAGCTCGAACATCGGATGCCCCTGCTGCTTGCGCTTGCCGGTGACAAACAGCGTCGGCTTGATGCCCATGTCTGAAAGCATCTTCGAATGATCGAGATGCAACATGGCGGTGCCGATCGAGCCGGTCAGGCTCGAGCGGGAGGAGATGATGCGCGAGGCGCCCGAGGCGATCGCGTAGGCCGCCGAGCAGCAAAGACCGTTTGCCACGGCATAGACCGGCTTCACCAGCGATGCCGCGCGAACCGCGTCGGCGACCTCGAACGCGCCGACGGCCTCGCCGCCACCGCTGTCGATGTCGAGCAGGATAGTCGAGATCTCACGATCGGCGGCCGCCGCCGAAACCTGATGCTTGATCCCCTCGTAGGAGGTGATGCCGGAGAGCGACTGCAGGAAGCCGCCGCGGTTGACGAGCGATCCCATCACCGGGATCAGCGCGGTCCCGCCGGCGGTCTCGCGGTACGGCTTCAGGTTCTTGCTGCCAGGCGACACCGGACGGTACTCGCCGGCGTAGCGCGAGGCCTGCACCGCGATGTGATGTTCGGCGTCGACCTTCAGGTCGCTGGCGTCGATCGAGATCCTGCCCTCCAGTACCTGGGCGATCACCGCCAGCTTTTCCGGGAGGATCATTAGCGGCTGGTTGATGACGCGCTCGGCGATCAGGGCGAGGAAAGTGCCGCTCATGTTCAAATCTCCCGCGTCGGTGGAAACCGCCGGCGAGCGCCGGCGGTGATGGCGAACCGACGCGGCGTCGTGACAACGCCGTTCGCCTCGTTGCATTTGTCCTGCGCGCGGTTCATTTCGTCGCGCAAGGTGGCAAGGTCCATCTTGTTGTAGCGGACCTCCTCCTCGCTATCGGCGCCGCGCGAGCGGATCAACGTCTCCTGGCCGCCGGCGACCGCGGAGTAGTAGATCTCGCTGAGGTAGGCCGCCATCAGGCACCAATAATCCGGAGCATTCGGATCGGTGGGCATCGTTGCCATTACGCGTCCTCCTTCAGCAGCTGCTCGGCGGCGGGATCCGGCTCCATCGTCTTGTGCTCGGGCAGGCCGAGCTTCTGACGGAGCTTCATTTCCCGAGCGCGACGCTCGTACTCGTCGCCGATGTCATAACCGAGATCGTCGGCGATCCGCTCGTCGCTCATGATGCCCATGTTTTTGTAGACTTCATGCGCCTTCGCAGTTTTCAGGTCGTCGGCCTGCGGCTTCGCAGGACCGCGCCAGTTCGCCAGCACCGCCGCCGGCCGGTTCGCCAGGAAGCCGAGCAGGCCGTTATCGAACGGGATATGCTCCTGCTCGATCTCCTCCTCGAGCCAGGCCTCGAACAGCGTCTGCGTGAACGAAGCTACGACCGCGCGCCGGCGCAAGATGATCGGCCAGATCTCCGACGTTGCCATGCGGATCGAGGAGTAGGTCGCCCCGGTGTAGTCGCCGGAAAGCGTCTCGAACGTCATGCCGAGGCAACGCGCCACCTCGCGTAGCAGCATCTTGGCGAACATCTCGTAGTTCTCGTTCGGATGCTCCGATCGATTGAACTTCAGCTGTTCACCCGGGAACAGATGGACGACGCGCGAGACGCCGCCGGAGATGTCGATCTTGGAGTTGTCATACCAGGCGG